ATCATCATGGAGCCTTCGACCTGCCGCTTGAGCAAGGCGATGCGGAGTTTGTCATAGAGGATCGAGATGAGTTCTTCGTCTTGTTCCTCGACAGCCATCCGGTAGGCTTCCATCGTCGCCGCGAGTTCGTCTTGCGAGCGCGCCAGCATTTCAAGGTTCTGCTTCCGCATGACCTTGTGGGACGGAAGTTTCAGGATCTTCTCTCGTATCCACTCCATTGATGCCAGCGGTTCTCCGCTCACAGTCGGGGCCGCAGCTTGCTGTGCGATGGCCCAGATGGTCGAGAGGTCTTCTGGTAACGCCAGTTGCATCGTGACCTCAACAGGGTCATGCCCGCGGATGGCTTCCACTTCGATCTGCTTACTGGCAAACCGTCTGCCGTTGAGGAGACGGCCTGAAACCGGGAAGGGCTCGTAGGCTCCCGTCTCGTACTGGTCGAGAAGGTTTTGCAATGACATCTCGATACAGGAGGCGACCGCGGACATGCGCGGCATCACGCGGTGTTCGAGGTTGTTGCCCAACTGGCGGAGAGCCACCGACGACAGGGGTTTATCGAGCAACCCGAACGCCTGCGGAGGCAGGCCCCCCATGACGGCGTCTTGCTGGAGGATCTGGAGCATCAAGCCCGCGGCGCGTGAGATGTCCGCCTCTACGTAGTCCGTGACGTCTTCTTGGTTCGCGGTGGAAAGCGGAATGACCGCGCCCTTCTCGGACTCCCCTTCGTCCAGTGTCGCCGTGCCATCGGTCGAGAACATCTTCTTGCGAGGGTCAGATGCCTTCGCGGTCAAGTCGATGGTGTAGGAGGTGGCTCGGTTGAGTGTTTCCCAGACTCGCCGGTTCTCGGAGAACACCGATTCCCCGAAGTGCTCAATGGTCGATTCGCCGCGCTCGGACGGCGTGATGTGCGGCTGCGCGTCGACCGGGACGGCGGTGACAGGGAAGCGCAGGGAGAACACGTCACGCAGGGGCTTGACCCACTTGCCTTCGATGACGGTGCCCGCGATGTAGATGTTCGGACGCGCCCAGAACGGGTTGTTGGATTCGGGGTCAAAGTCGCGGTTGGGAGCCAGGCCGTAATACTCGTAGACCCACTCGACCGCCTGATCGTCCTCACGATGGCTTTCGGTAAACGACAGGTTCCCGTAACGGTTGCGAATCTCGTTGCGGGTGTAACTCATGCGGTACGCGGCCCATGCGGGCTCGTCGTCGCCCCACTCGATTACAAGATGACGGGGGTCCAGGGGTAGGATGTCGGGGAACGTGCGGCCATTCGGACCCTTTCGGAGAACCGCTCTGGTAGCCGCGTAGCGTCCTCGGACGGTGGAGTAGAAGGCGAGGGACTCTTTGAGGGCTGGCTTTCCGCCGCGCCTGAGTCGTTCGTCGGCCAGCTTGAGCATACCGATGGCGAGGGACTCGGCTGCGTCGTTGAGCATTTCTTGGGGTTTCGGGGCGTCATCATTGGGGACTCGGACTATCAACTCGGTAGCGGAGATAAAGGCGATGATCTTCTGGGCCAGCACCCTCGGCGCGTTGGTGGTGTAGGCATCCTCGGCTGAGATCGAGTCGTCGCTTTGGGGGTTCCACTTTTCGAGAACCCAGAGGTCCCAGTCGTCGTCCATCCTCTGGAACACCGGCTGCTCGTCGCGGAACCGGGATGAGACGCGGTCGGCGACCTTGCGCGCATCGTCGTCCGTAGACTTGATGCGATCGGGGGAGCGGCCGTTACGGGATGCGGTGGTCATTCAGCTTTTCGATCTCCGCGAGGTCGGCGTCAATGCCGGCGATCTGAGCCCCCTCTTCTAGCGCGGAGTCAACTTCGTAAAGCTTCCCGTGTGGGCAACGGAACACCGTGCCCGAAATGCCCTCGTAGGGCCAGCCGTCCGCTTTATTCGGAGCGGTCTCGAAGTCCATCGCGCAGCCATCGGAGAACACGACAGAGCGGAGTCGGCCTACATCGGTGGTCAAAAGGCGTTAGCCCCTTCCGAAGGAAGTGAACGCCAAAAGAATAGCACTATTGCATTTGCGTTGGGATTGGTGGTAAGGAAAAGGAATGAAACTCACCCCTGAGCGTTTCGTACTCGTTGCGCTCGTCATCGCGGTGACCGCGCTCATGTACCTGCACTTTCGAGAGCCGTTGTCAGGCTACAAGCAGGAGGCGCGTTCTGCTCCCTCTTTGAGTGGCGGGGCGTCCAGCGATTCGTGGGCGCAGTTAGAGGCGCGTCTGGAACGTAGACGAATGGAAGACCGCATCGACTGCGTTGAACGAAAGGCCGCTTCGGAAAAGCCCTACTACATTTCCTGTTAGCGCGGCCAGCGACTACGCCGCGTGCCGGTGCCGGTTACGTCGGCGGATGACGCGGATCAGCCTGCGAGGGCTTGAGGCGGTCGCGTAGCCCCACTGGTGCACCATCAGGTACGAAAGCGCCGAGATCGCGTCGTTGTACCTGGGTCTCGGCACGTTTCCGACCAGTTCGCCCTGCGAACTCAAGTTCCACTGGTAGGCGCGTAGCTGGGGCGGGTCGATTCGCCTGTCCATGACGCCGCCCAGCTCAGCCAGCAATCCCTCGCACTTCGTGTCGATTATCAAACCCGGTTCGCCGGTGATCCCGTTGACTTGCAAGAACGAGTCGAAGCGCCTGATCTGGTCGGGGATCGGGATGGCCGCCTCGGTGTAGAGAAGGTTCAGGCCCGCGATCTTTCGGTACACCTCTATAGAGGCTTCGTGCGCGCCCGCGCGTGTGGCACCTGCGCGGTCGATCACGGAGATGACGTTGACCTTGTTCTGCAAGATCAATTTGAACCAGAACTTCTCCATGAGGATGTGCCGAATGATGAACTCTTCGGTCTTGTCCGACTCGTGGATCAAGTCGAACACCCGAAGCTGTCCCAGGACGTACTGGCACGCCACGAGGGCGTAAGAGGAACCTCCCCCGGCTGGCCCTGCGATGCCGGGGTCGATGGCGAGATAAATCGTCTCGTCGGGCAAAAACTCGACGCTGCGGACGTGCACGGCCATCTTGAACAGCGCGTGCACAAGCCCCTTGGGAGGGCTGGGTTTTCCCATGTGGCGACGATTGAACTCGTTTTCGGGCAGCTCGCGCTTGAGGCGTAGGATCTCGGGATCGTTTTCTCCCAGCGGGTAGACAAACGTGTTCGTGTGACTGGGCACGCGCCACGAACGCGAGTCTTCAAGCGCCCAGATCGCGGGCGACTCCCACCTCTCGATCAGGCTCGGATACCAACCGATGTCCTGTTCGAGGGAGCCTGACAGCAAGATGGGCGCGCGCTTCTCGCTCACACGCCCGTGAAGTCTCAGGTACGCCCCGTAGGGGATTTGCGCGGCCTCCACCACCGCAACCGCGAACGGAGCCTCCATGATTAAGGCAGACTCAAGCGCCGTCTTGGTCTTCACGTGAACCTGCCCGAAGGGGGCCAGGATTTTGCCGAGTCCGGGGTCGACGCGACTGGAAAAGTCGACGGCCTCGGGACCAAACTGGCGTCGCAAGTCGTCGGCCAGGTAGTTGAACTCCTGCCACGTCTTTTCGTACTGCTCGGCGACTATCCACGCCACGCCGAGCACCGACTTCGGATCGCCCTTGCCCTCCAACTGCGCCATCATGGATTCAAGGTAGTCGCATATCTGCACATGCAGCCAGCGCCCAACGAACCGCGACTTGCCTGAGCGGTCGCCACCCGAAATACCAGTGAAACGCGCAGGGTGCTCGATGATCTCAGCTTGCGCCGCTGTCCACTCCCATTTGAGGACGGCCCCCAGTGTGGCGACGTAGGAGGGCGTGATGGTCACTCGAGGACTTGCTCAGTAATCCAGTACAAGCCGCTGATGAACAAGGCAAGGAGGCCGACCGGGAAGAATACGACTAAGAGAGCGATGGCTAGCCACCATTGCCACCGTTCAGGATGGTAACTGAACATCAGCCCTACTCGTTACCCGTGGCGGAGGCGAAGCCTGAGAAGCGGTGTTCAGGGTGGTCGCAAATGCGCAACTCGCACTCCTGTTGGGCCGCCTTCGCCTCGCCAAACATGCGGCCGACGTGCGCGTAGACATCAGCCACGTCCTCGCGAGATTCGGCAGACAATTTGATGCCGAACTGTCGGACTGCCTCGTCATTCCCGTATATGCCGTGCTCGGTTACCCAGGCCACAGCTCCGCCAGAGAACTCAACGAAGTGGGGACCAGTGTCGTACACATGGTTGGGGTCCAGAGTCGGCGCAGGCCCGATCTGCGTCCATTGCAGCCCCTTAGCGTCGTACCAGGAGTCGTCCTCAGGATTCTCATAGAGGCATTCTGTCACGATACGGTCATCCCATCCTTCAAGTATCGACCGCACCGGCAGCGACATCCGTCGCCAAAGCTGTTGAAGAACTCGAAGTCCCCGTGCCCAAACAGCCAGTGCCAGAGACGGCGGAGGGTCATCACTTCTTCCTCGAAGCCTTCTTCCTGCACGCATCCCCACAAAACCGCGGCCACGGCCCCCTCAAAGGCTTCTTCAACGCCGCCCCGCATCTCTCACAATCACGCCCGCCAGATGCATACCGGCCAACCACCTCTAGCGACGACTCAACCCGCTCCCCCGTTTTCCCAGCCTTCCCCACCACCATCACCTTCCCCGGCAACGCCGCACGCCTTGCCACCACAACGCGAACGTTCCTGAGCCCCGACCGCCCAAGAACATGCCGCTGATACCGCCAATGGCGATGCTCACAGATCGGACACATCGGAACAACTACTGCCATACCGCGGACAGCATACCGCGGACATGTCCGGAGTTACCAGCTACCGCGGACGGCAGGCAGGCAACCTTTTCAGCAAACTACGGTCGCGCGGTGGTACCCCCACGCCTAACCGCGGCCGCTCGCTAAGGAGTACCCCGGCCCTCGCGTGCGCGTGCGCGTTCCTGCTTACCGTCCGCGAGCGCGAGGGGACGGTGGACCGCTAGCTGGGCTGGCTGGTCACGCAGCGCGGCCAGCGCGTGGAGTACGTCAACGACCGCGGACGCTACCTGCTGCGGCTGCTGCGCGCCGTACTCGGCAGGGAAGCGACGCTCCAGTAACCAGGCAGGCGCGCGCCAGTCCTTGTTGGTCCATGTGCGCGCGGAGACACGCGCGCGACCCTGACGGTTGTCAGGGAGGCCGACTGGTAGCTCGCGTGTTTCGGCTAGCTGGCTGCCTGCGTTGGCGATGGCTGCGACTGCGTTACGTTGCAGGGTAGCTTCGGCCTGGCTAGCGAGGACTGCGATGCGTTGATCGTCGCGCCAGTGTTTGGGGATGCGGTGGAAGTCGAAGGCGCGGTTTGGGTATAGACCACGTTCGATGTCTGCGAGGGCGTCTCTGAGACGGTGCCAGAGAGGGCGATTGCGCGTCGCGGTGGACATGGGAGGTAGTTTACCGCGGCGTGAGGATGGGGAAAGCGCCTACGTAGGACTGCGGCGCGCACTGGTGGCCGGTG